GTGGTGTACCATCAAGAAAAACATTTTTTCTAAAAGTATCAGTACCAGCACCACCAACGTCTAATATTGAATCTATCTCACCATATCCAAGCAAATCTAAAACGGTTGCAAATTGTTTACTGCGCAACCCACCATCTATAAGGTCAGGATCAACTACCTTTCTATCAGTTCCAAATAATTGATCATCAACTAATCTAGGCATCAGGTTATGCTCTTAACAACTTGTGTAGAATCAGTACCCGAACTAATTATAATTGAACCGCTAAAAACAAGACCATAAATTATAGGTATTGGAACACCACTTGAACTTACATTCTGGATGTCGCTAAACGAATATGACCCTCTTATTGATGGATCAATATCACTTACACTTGAAACATCAGGAATTGGAATTTGTGGTGATAAAAGGTCAGTAACACCTCCTATTATCATTGTAGTTCCAATTGTTGTTAATGCTGTTGTTAAAACAGTTCCAATAACACCACCAACAGCAGCACCAACAGCACCTGCACCAGCAGCAGCAGCAATACCAGCAACAATTTTAAGCACTGATCCTGTAGCAACTGGTATTATTTGAATGTCACCTTGTCCAGACATTGAAAGATATTCTTCTGTGATTACTCTACCGCCCATTTTTACTTTATAAATTTGATCATTCATATGTTTTTGTATTCCTTCAAAATTTGCAATCAAGAAACTCATTGCCTGTTGTGGTGACTTTACAGCAGCCATAAGATATGACTTCCCTAAAAATTTTCTTAACTTACCATATACTTTAATTTTTTTAAGACGCATATCTGTAAACCCCTCTTAGTGCCTGTTGATATCTTAGGTCAAAAGGTTCTCTACAACTCAATGCTTTTATATTATGAATTAAAATCATGTTATCACCTATATAAACAGCAGTATGATCTAAATTACCCGTAAGAGATTCAAAAAGCAAAACATCACCAGTTTTAATATTTTTATTAGATTCTTGTTTTACAAACCCACCTAAAGGTAAAGCTTTTTCAAATTCTGGATTATTTATAAAATCTTTTAATTTTTTAGGTCTTTTCCAATCCATTAATTTTATATTTTTTGTTTCTAAATACCAATCAGAAATTATACTCCAACAATCATATTTTCCCCAGATAAATTTTCGCCCAATCAATGAAGGTGCTTTCCAACCTGTAGGCTCAAACGACTCCCAATGATCATGCTCAATACTATAGATATAATATGGAAACCCAAGATGTTCACAGGCTGCCCTATCTGTATCTGATGGTGTCGCAGCCCCTACAGGGTGACTATGAATTACACCAACAATTTCTCCTGTATCTTCACATTCTGCCCAATCATCAGGGTCAAGAATAAAAAATTCAAATTTACCCTCTGCTAAATTTTTACAAGGCCAAAAAGTTTCTTTCCCTTTGATTATTGCAAGCAAACCACAAGCCTCTTCTGGTGCTTGTTCTTTTGCATATCTGATAAAAAATTCTTTCCAAGTCATAATTAAAAATTAACAAAAGTTCCGACCCCTGCAAAGTCGGCCTTTGTTACAAGTTTTTTCGGTGCGGAAACACCAAACAGATCAAAAGAACTTACAAGTTCAAATTGTACAATGTTTCTATTTTCAATAGTTTTTCTTTCAACAAAATAAACTTCGCGTGGTAACTCTGCGGAAGGATCAACAGAACCGATTTTGTATGGGTTTACATTAGATGGAAAATTTACTTCATCAAGGTCTTTACTTAATGCTCTACGTCTTGTTACTTTTGCCCCTGCAAGATCAGATAATGCTGTAGTTTGATTTGTAAGCTGTAATATTGAAGTTATTGTTCCTAAAAGATTAGAAAGAGTTAAAGTAGGTCTTGGCAGTTTGCCTTTACCTGAATATTTAAAACCTTCAGCTTTTACAGGCATCCTTGAATAAGTATTTGATTGCCATACAATATCTAAACTATCTTTCATATTATTTCCACTATGAAACAGATAAACAGTTGGATTTGCTATGGTTGAATTTACATTAAAAGAAACATTACCGCTTGTCGATTGTGAAGTTGTACCTGTGACAGTAAAAGAATCTGTTGCGACCGTTTGTATTGTATAAACACCATCAATTCCATTACCTGAAGTAAAATCAAGACTTAAAATTAAACCAACAGAAAAACCATGTGAATTTAAGCTTATAATAATTGTCGAGGATGATTGACTGTAAGTTGCTGTTTTTGCTGTTTTTGTGTAATGGATATCAGCCTTTAATTCAACAGAATATAATTCAATAATGGATTTATTTGTTAATCCCTGAAGTGCGCTTGTAGGAACTGCCATTATGGTTCAAAAACTTCTCTGAAAGAACAATTTATTATTGCTCTGTTGTTGTAAGGTATAGTTTTTGTCCACGAATCGCAAACATATTGACCAGCCCCAGAAAGAGTGAAATCAACATTGGTTGCAACTGTAACCAATGCACTATCAGCAGTAGTTGAAGTTAGTGTAAAAGTATTTGCATCGGCAGAGGAGGCGACAACATATGATCCGTCAGTTGGCCCAGAACTAAAATCGACTGTTAATACATCACCTATTGCAACACCATGATTTGTAAAAGTGACAGTAATAATAGTTCCAGCAGAACCACTTCCATCTGATTGAACAAAAGTTCCTGTTTTTGCGCTGAACCCTTCTGCTGGTGGTGTAAATGTAAAGCTTGCCTGATCTGCAACCCTGCTTCTTAAAAAGGCTTCAATAACATCTGCATTAGTTTCAGACACATTGAAAGTTAAATCATACACTTTAGGGTCTTGAGATAATGGAAGGCCATATAAAGCCCTGAACTCATAACCATCACCCAAAGAAGTTACTCTTACTTTTGGTTTGCTTTGTTTTCTCATCCCATAAGTGGGAGTTATTGCTGGAAATGTAGCCATTATCTATTTAACAAACCCCCTGCCCTTTGTTCATCAATTATAGTTGCCTGCACTACAGAAGCAATTAAACCGCCTAGTTGATCGGCTTCTGATCCATTTCCTTGAACAGAACTACCAGTTGCATCTACATTTACAGTAATCATATTGTTTGTTGTATTGCCGCCTCCTAGTGCATTGTTAGGAATAATAGTACCAGCAGTTTTTGGTACAAACAATTCTGGCCCACGTTCTCCTACTACTGAAATTTTATTAACAGGTGGTTGACCACCATTTGCAAAAAGTCCACCAATTAAACTACCAGCAAGATTCCCTAAAAATCCACCAAAACCACCTTTATTTTGTTTAGCTCCAAAACTTTCTCCAAAATTTCCTAATAATTTATCTATCTGAGCATCAATAATCTTATCTCTAATTTTATTTAATACATTGGTCATCGCCTGTCCAAAAGATTGCGCGCCAGTAATAGCATCTCTTAAATTATTTTTAATACTGCCTTCTATTTCTTCGCCGATATCCATAAATTTTTGTTCTAATTCTTCTGCCTTTTTTTTACTTTTATCTAATTCTTCATTCTTTTTCTTAAGTTCATCTATAGTTTTAGTTAAGCCTATAAGTTGCTTTGCATCTTCACCAGTATATTCTTTTTTAATTTCATTTATCTGGTCTTCTAAAGTTATTTGTTCTTCTTTTTTTCCTGAAAGATTATTTTCTAAAGTTTTAATTTGTTTCAATGCCGCAATAGTTTTATCATTAAATTTTTTCATATCAGCTTCTAACTTTATACGATCCTTTTCACCTTCTAATATTTGTTTATTTAGCTTTAATTCTTCTATTTCATCTTTGAGCCTTGTTTCAGTTGCTGGTCTTATTCTTGCGTTATTTAATTCTCTTTGTTTCTTTGTTATATCAGCAATTATTTCAGCCACTTCACCTCCTTCATCTACTGTTATTCCTAATTGTTCATTAAATGCCTTTGCAGCTTCGGCAGACTCTTTCGCTGCTTTTTTATTATCAATAAATTTTGCTGCTAAACTGCCTAAAAGAATAATTGCTCCTCCAATACCAACACCAGCCAAAGCAATTTTTAATCCCATCAAAGATGAAGTTAAAGCTATTATTT